TAGAACTTTCAGAAGGTTTGTGTGCTATGCGTATGGATAGTATGGTAGCAAACGTAAGTACAAAAGAAGTGTTCAAAGACATGGACACTGTTGAAATGAAAGTTAAGATGGTTGGTAAGAAGTCAGGTAAGTTGCGTATCAAATACATGCCAGCACAGTCAAATGTAAATCAGATTAGAAGTTATCTCAAAGAACTACAGATACAAACAGGAATGAAAGTTGACTTTATCATGGTTGACTATTTAGATTTAGTAATGCCTGTATCAGCAAAAGTATCGCCAAATGATTTGTTTGTTAAAGACAAGTATGGTTCAGAAGAACTGCGTAACCTAGCAAGAGAGTTTAACATATTAATGATCACTGCTTCACAGTTGAATAGAGGTGCTGTAGAAGAAGTAGAGTTTGATCACAGTCATATCGCAGGCGGGTTGAGTAAGATTAATACTGCTGATAATGTGTTTGGTATCTTTACATCAAGAGCTATGCGTGAGCGTGGCAGATATCAAATACAGTTAATGAAGACTAGGTCATCAAGTGGTGTAGGCATGAAAGTTGACTTAGATTATGATTTAGACAGTTTACGTATTACTGATCCAGGTGAAGAAGCACAAGAAAGTGGACTCAAAGGTGTAGGAGCATCAAACATTATGGGCCAAATTAAATCAAATACACAAACACAAAACACGTCAGAGCCTAAAATAGATGCTAAAGTAGATTCAAGCAAGTTAAAATCGATGTTAGCAGGCCTAAAGCGTGATCAATGATAGCAGTTCTTGCATAAATATACTAAACTGGAGTAACCAAAGTGCAGAAAAAGACTCGTAGTATATTAACTGAGCTAGACGAACTATTAGTTCACAAAGACAAAGAGAATCTAATAGAATCACGTGCCAACAACGTGATTAATTCTGCTATCAATTTAATCAAAACTATCAGAGAAAACTATGATACTGATAAAGCTGGTGAATTAGAACGTAGGTTACTGAACGCAATTAAAGGACAAGATCCGCAAAAGTTTGCCAGAGGCATTAGGAAATTCAAAGATGAAGATTAGTGAACTACAATCGTTTTGGACAAAAGGCAAAAGAAGTTCATCGGTTAAAAAACCAATTCCTACAGGAACTAAATTTGCATCTATAGATGGCAATGAGTATGAAAAAGTAGGTAACGCCTGGATGATTCCTAATTATGATTCAACTGATCCTGGTAATACAGGTACGCCAGTTGATGCTGTAAAGGCTAAACAACTAGACACAGAATACTGGGTAACACAAGCAAACAAAACAAATGTAGAACCACAATACGCAAAAATGGGCTTTAAGGTTAATAGTTTAGACCCATTGATTATTAGTTATAAAGGCACAGACTATATAATAGGTGATGAAGGCGAATGGCGTACAACAAAAAGTACTAAAAAACCTGCTGATCAAGTAGCGGATGTTTTGAATCAAATTGCTGACAAATTAAGTGGCGACTCAAAAACCTTTGCACCCGAAATTCAATTTCCAGTCAAATACAATGACCAAGTACAAGATGCTTTTAAAACTCCAAAAGGTGTTTGGTTTGTTGGTAATAAACAAATGGATCCTGTACAGGATAAACAAATTATTGCTAGTCTTGAAAAGGTAGCGGCTGAAAAGGCATGAAACTATTTGAAATAAAAAAGAAGAAGCCAAGTTGGTTACTAGTTGAAAGTAAAAATACACACTTAGAGCATCTAGAAGATTTAATCTTTAATCAAGGTTGGCAAGGTGCAGAAAGTGCCGTTGACTATTTAGAAAGTCTTAGACGAATGTTAGCAACTGGAACTGGATCAAAAACATCAGTATCAGTTAAGTGGGACGGTAGCCCTGCTATATTCTGTGGCACAGATCCTCAAGATGGTAAGTTTTTTGTAGGCACAAAAGCAGTCTTTTCAAAAGAATCTAAAGCATGTAAAACAAATAAAGACATTGAAAAGTTTTACAGCGATAAACCTGAACTAGCAACTAAACTAGCACAAGCGTTAAAGTATCTTTCTAAATTAGAAATACCTGGTGTACTACAAGGTGATTTAATGTTTACTCAGGATAGTTTAGAAACAGCAGATATCAAAGGCAAACAACATATTACATTTACACCAAATACCATAACTTATGCTGTTCCTGTGGACAGTGAAATAGCTCAGCGTATTAAACAAGCACAACTAGGTATTGTTTTTCACACTAGCTACGAAGGTGATAGTTTAGATTCAATGACAGCTGAGTTTGGAGCAAACATTAAGGGTCTTAAACAAACTAAGATGTATGGTTTGATGATGCTACATATAAAGATTTAACAGGACGTGCTA